GGCTTGTAATTGTTTAGGGGTCATTTTCTCTTTAACGGTGTATGTCTTATATTTACGCTTGTATTTGTTGTCAGCACCAAGGCCTAAAGAAACTATAAACTGGTATGTATTTTCACTTCTCTTTCGTATCGTAGCCACGTTTACACCTCCTAATCATCTTCTTTATTTTCTTCACCTAACCTCTTTTTTATTGAATCGGCTCTTAAAAAACTAGGTTGATGTGTCAACCACATAGGTAATGCCCTCACCTTGTCAGCTAGCTGTTCAAGTTCATCATCCATTCTCTTTTTAAAATAGAGTTCTTTAATTTCTTTTAAATCTAGGTCATTTTTATTATCGGCAATTAGCCCTTCTTTGAATGACCCCCAATTTATTTTAGCACCTCTATATGCCTGGATAATCTTTTTGTACTCTAAAAGCATGTCACTAAGATGTTCTCTTATTATTGTTGTCTCTACTTCATTTAAAAGCATGTCTTCACTATTGTTAACTACACTTCTAAAGTTCATATTCATTAGCGAAGTAATACCGTTTAATTCCTTACTTTTCCCTTTTTTATCAGAAGAATCATAGAAATAATCTTCATCTTTATGCCATTGATTACCTTTTAACAAGTTATCTGTTTGACCTACAAGTTCTACTTCATCTTGATTAGCATACCCGGCATTAAACATTAAAGTTAAGACGGAAACACCCAATGGATTTGCTAGTTTTCTCAGTATATCGATAGATGGAGTGAACTTATCATTTTCGATTTGTGACAAATAGGGATTAGAAACGCCTGATTCTTTAGACAGTTGAACAAGGGTGTATCCTTTCTTTTTCCGTAATCCTCTTATATATTCACCAAAACTATCATTCACCTTTTCCACCACCTTTCTGCTTTACTATCTTAATAGTATTACTAAATTCTTGATAAATCAATATAAACTATTAAAACCCTTGACAATAGGTTAAATCTATTATAATCTTGAGTTATCAAGAAAAAATTATTGACAGACCAAGAGGGAGGGTAAAAAAATGTTATATAACGCGATAGCAGATTTAGAGAAGCGTATTGAAGATACTGCTTTGAAATTAGTAAATGCTGATCCATCCGTCGAATACGAATTTAGGCAAAGTCTATATGCGTTAATCAGTGCCATTAATGTCCTAGAGATATATGAATATGGTCGACATCGTACAAAGTACAGTGATTACACTAACAAATAAAAAGCGCCCATAAGACGCAGCAACGTCTCGGGCGCTAGAAAGGATAATTTATGTATATTATATCAGAGTTTATCAAAAAGATGAATGTTTATTTCTTTGATAGCGAAGAAGTAAATGGTAGTGCATATCTGTTTTATGGAGTTACCGGCTTATTTGTCACTATGTCAATTGTATTTATAACACTAAACATTATAGGGGTGTGAAAATGGGCGTACTTGTTAAAGAAAATAAATATTTCAAGTTAGGATTGGAATGGAACGAGCAAGAAACGGCGGGAATTTTATTTTACTTCCCAAAGCAATTTATAGATACATCTAAACCATTTGATGAACTCACTGAAATGGAATCTAAATATATCGGTCAAAAGTATATACAAGGCAACACATTAGAAGAATTAAAAGAGCAATTTGAGCAAGCGGAATATGAACTTCAATTGATTAATGAGGGCATGGAGTATGTACTTGCAAAAAAAGCACAATCAGCATAAAGAAAGGGGCTTTAAAAATGGAAAAAATCACAATGACACCATTAGAGGTAGCAAAGTTATTGGGTTGTAGCAGAGCCACCATTTACACAATGGTAAGAGAAAATGAGATCCCACATTTCAAGGTAAGGGGCAAAATCCTCTTTAATAAAGATGTAATCATGGCATGGACTAGGGGAGAGTATGAAGAAAAAGAAGTAGTTAATGGTTAATTCATGACGGAAATTTTAAATACCGCCCATGAATCGGGGTGAATCGATGAACAAACTATTATTAGACGAGCAACCTATACTGATTCTACCACAATTAGCAACAATAATTGGTCTTAATGAATCTATTATATTGCAGCAAGTTCACTATTGGATAAAACATAATGAATCAAGTAATAGAAATCATAAAGAGGGGCATTATTGGGTTTATAACACGTTTGATGAGTGGGAAAAACAATTTCCTTTTTGGAGCGGACGAACAATAAAGCGCACTTTTAAAAAATTAGAAGATGAAAAACTATTGATCGTTGGACATTACAATAAAAAGTCTTATGACCGTACAAAATGGTACAGAATCAATTATAAAACGCTTGAAACCCTTGCTAGTAGTCATAGTGACAAAATGGCACAATGCATAATGACAAATTGGCATAATGGAAAAGGACAAAATGGCACTATGGATAGTGACAAAATGACCCGACCTATACCAGAGACTAACTCAGAGACTAACTCAGAGACTAACTATATATATAGCATTTTCGAACATTGGAATAATCAAGCAATTATTAAACACAGGGAAATGACTCAACAAATGAAAAGCCATACTAACGCAAGATTGGCAAGTTATTCAAAAGATGAATTGCTTAAAGCAATCAGTAATTATAAACAAGTGTTAGACAGCCCCAGTCACTACTGGACGCATAAATGGACATTAACTGAATTTATGAAACCAAACAATGTTAGTAGGTTTGTTGATGATGCGGATCCAATGAAAAACTATCTTAAAAACGACAAAAGGAATCAGTTTATTCCCATGAATGATAGATATGATCCTAACAAAGATGCTTTTTAGGAGGAAAATAATGACTAGGAGCAGCAATGTGAAAGAGAAAGAACTTAATAATATCCAAGAGTTATTCAAAACAAAAATGAAAGTAGTTGGGCAAGAGCATTGTGAAATACACAATGAAACTTATGAACGCTATGAGACCCCCGCCGGTGTTGCCGGCTCTTGTTCAAAATGCTTTAGAGAAAGAATGGAAAAAGAAGATGAAAAAATTATTCAAAAAGCATTAGAAAATAGACAAAGCTGGCAACTTCCCTTTGTTGAACAACATGAGCGTGTAACAAGCGACTTAAAGACGGCGAAGGTTAATAATTACAAACCCGGTCATGAAACGCAATTGAAGGCTAAACAATTGGTTATAGACTACATTAAGAACTTTGACAATGAAAGGTCGTTAGTCCTTAGTGGACGAGCGGGAGCAGGAAAAAGCCATCTTGCTTATTCAATTACCAAGGAATTAAGAGAAAAGGGCTATAAAACGTGGTTTATCAAAACAAGGGATTTACTAGATTTAATTAAAAATACGTATAGTCCTGGGGCGCAACTTACAGAAGAACGCATCTTTAAAGTAATCGAATCTATCGATCTATTAGTTTTAGATGATGTTGGCTCTGAATATGTAAAGACAAGCGATACAGGCAATGAAACATGGGCATCAGATATTTTATACGCGGTATTTGATGCAAGGTTAAACAAATCTGTTGTTTCCACAACAAATTATACTGAAAACGAATTGGAGAGTAAATACGGTTACAACGGTGAAAGAATAGTTTCTCGAATGATGGAAAATGCGGGTGCGGTTAGGTTACAAGGTGAAGATCATAGACGAAAAAACAGATTCTAGGAGGATACCATGAGCAAATCTAATTTATATATTAATGCTTTTAAAAATGTAATTGATTCACGTATTGAAGATGAAGCAAACAAGCGTCTTATTAAACAAAATGTATTGTTTGGCGTGAAGGTGGTTAACTCTTTGTCAAAGCCGATTAGCTATGATGTAGCAGTAAATAACTTTCAATTAGTTAGCGCAATTAAAGCTGTTATGCAGACATTGACACCAAGTGAATTTATGAATGTCTTCCCAATAGAAAAAGACTTCAAAGGTTATAAGTACGAAATGAAAGACTACTTTTATACGATTGATTACATTAGCAAGCTAGACCAGGACAAGCCAATTGGCGAGGAAATAACCGAATTTTTATGGGAATACTCTAACGAGGAGATTAACGCATTCACATTAGCTTCTATAGGCTTATTAAGTGATATTCGAGAGTTCGAGGGGCACAAGTCGATTGCAGAAGAATGGGCGGAAATGAACGGAGTTAAGATGCGCAGGATGTATGAAGATGACCAAGGAAAGAGATTCCTTCTTGATAGTGAAACGGGTAAAACAATGAAAGTTAGTAAACGAAGGCCTAAGATTTTAAGGTTAATCAAATAAAAAGGCTCCCACAAGGGAGCCGCTACCTATTATTTTCCCCAAAATCTTAAGTTTAAAGTACCATCATTATAGCATAGGTGGCGATCAAATGGAAGGATGGCACAGTTCTTTGTTGAGCGAATACAGGGAGGGTAAAAGTCAATTAAATCAAATGATAAAAGTTTTAGATGATGAAATCCCGGAAGATAAAGAAGATAAAAGAGTGCTTAATTCAGCTATAAGGGATATGGACTTTGTTATTGAATGGCTGGAGACAGGACAGTTTCCTGAAAAAAACACACTGTTCAAATCACATAAGCATAGAGTTTTAACCCGGTCACATAAGTTCGTTTATGGTGTTGATGGGTATTGGGATGATTCCATAGGGGCGATTGTAGATACAAACATTTACGGTGATCCATACAAAGAAGTAGAGGACAAAATAGACGTGGAAATAGAAAGGAGAAGAAATGAAAAGTCTGCCTGATATTATCCAAGAACTTAGTGAAGAAGGTTGTTCTGATTATGAAGCCATTGATATTGCTGTTGATCTCGTTATGAAAAAGCAACTTAAAGATAGATTTAAACGTAAACTGGACCAAATAAAGCTAACCAATACTATTCAAGCTACAAAGAATTTACCTGAACAAGAATCTGTTCTTTATAAAATATTATTAAAGTTATCAAGAAGAGAAAGACAGTGCTACACAATGCACGAAATGGAATTAATGAGCATGGGTAAGATAGCGAACGAGTTAAGGATTTCTAAAGGTGCTGTTCAACATTATATAATGCGAGCCAGAAAAAAGATAAGTCAAAATTTAAATCAGGGGGCTTAGTATGTGTAAAACAATGGACATTGAAAGTTTACGAAACCACCTTGAAAGATTCATTGACACAACTAGTCTAACTGATACCCAGGTAGTGCAAATTCTAGAAAAAGAATCATTAAACGTCTGTTCTCTAATGCATAAATCAAGCTATTTTATGCAACCTTACAGCAATCACCAAGACTGGAAAGCCTGTCAAAACAGCAATGTATAAAACAGTGCATAAATGATAAATAATGAAATGCTTTAATATCAACGGTTGCAGAGTTTATCGACTTCCGGAAAGAAGTATTATGTAAACTAAAAATGTATATTTATTCAATTTGAAAGGGGGTGAGATCATGACGAAAGAAACTCAAAAAACAAAAGCTTTCCCGTCCTTAAAACATAGAATCGTGGCAGAATCTATAAGAACGGGAAAGCACAACGCCACTCTATTGAGTGACATCATGATAATAGCAGATATTGAAGATAAGAGACAGGCTTATACAATCATTGAAGAATTGATTAATGATTATGGTTATGTAATAGGTGCGAGTAAGTCAGGGAAATACAGAGGATATTATATACCTGCAAGCCGGAGAGAGTTTGTTGAGGTTGCAAGTCAATTTAAGCAATCTATCAATAGCATGAATAAACGCTATGAGAATCTATTGAACAATTATAAAAAAACGGGGGCATAAAAGCATGGGTTTAGAAACAGTATTAAAAAATGTACAAGATTTCATTAAAGAGTCTGCAGATTTGAACATTAAGAATAGGCAAGATATGGATAAGTTAAAAGAAAGATTGAAGGCCGGTGAAATAGGAAACAAAGGCTATCATGATAAGGTGCAACAAGCGCAGTCAGATTATGAACATTCAAGGATTGAAAAAGGGGATAAGTTACTAGAACAATTGCAGCAAACACATAGTGAAGAATTACAGGATATAGAAGATTCCATTCAGTCTGTAACAGCCGACAATGTTGCTGAATTAGATTTATTGACTAAGTTTGATTTAAAGCACGGTGATCTTGACGAGTATGTTCAAAAATACAAGCATACACCTTTAGCATTGAAACGGCTGAAAATGATTGCGAGTGATAAAGGTATTGCTACCAACTTCCCGGAAGATAGAAAAGAGCGGTTGAATGTGATAATCGGCCGCATGGAAAATACCGTAAATAAGTATAAACGATTCACCGATGATTACGATGTAAAAATAAATATGAAAGCTGATGGGGAAGTTCGCGGACACGCACAAGATGTTTCACACTACAGAAGTTTATAAAAGGAGAATGTAAAGTGGCAATGAAAAACTACGAAAAATTATAAAAATTTGATGATGAATACCAAGGAATCATTAGAGACTATCAGAAAGCTAGAAAAGAATTAGACCGCAAGGCTAAACAAAAAAATATATAACGAAGCATTCAATAGTAAAGTGGACGAGTTGCACCATGAAGCATTAGAGCTACTAACTGAATACTTTAAAAACATGGGTATGCACCGCGTCGGAGTACAGAAGGCATTAGAAAATAATGATTTTTCTTTAATAACTTATGAAGCGTTAATTTAAAAAACAAGGGAGGATATTAATATGACTAATATGACTAATGAATTAAAAGTTGATATAAAACAAACTGGATTCCCCGTTAAGTTCGGGGAGATCCAACTTTGGTTTGATTCATCGTTGGAGAATTTGAGACGATTTTTTAAAGTTGATGAAGAGGTTCAAAAAAGATTAAGAGAGGCTCGTAAAAAAACAGAAGATATACATTTCCCGGAAGGCATTGAAAACTATGAAGTAGATGACTTTACAGACGAAGACATTGCCAAAATTTATAAAGCTTTTGATGTAAACAAGGATTTCATCGCTGCGCAATATGACATTATCTTTGGTGATGGAACGTTCGAGAAAATATATGAAAAATATCCTGATATCGCTGCATTAGAAGAAGCTCTACCGTCATTAAGTGAAGCAATTGCTAAAAAGGTTGAAGAGCAAGAACAAGAGCGAACTGGATCAATTGATTATATAAAACGCGAAGCATTAGAAAAGAAAAGTGAAAAAGCGTCTAAATCGCCTAGTGATAATTAAAAGGACAATAATAGGCTCAAAGGAGGGGCGTTAATGAGTGACGGTAGTATCAAAATTTCAGTCGAAGTTGATGGTAAGCAGATTGAAGTAACATCCAAAGAACTTGATAATCTTGGTAAATCAGGTCAAGACTCCGGTAAAGGATTAAAGAATGCTGAAGATAGTGTAAAAGGCGTTGGCAACGAATCTAACAAGGCTAGTTTGAACATAAAAAAGATAGCTACTTCACTAGGATTAGTTGCTATTGGGGCGGCGGCATTTAAAACACTAAAAGCTTCCATGGATGATGCAATAAGTCGTTTTGATACGTTGAATCAATTTCCAAAGGTCCTACAGGCCTTGGGCGTATCTGCTGAGGACTCCGAAAAGGCTATGGACAAGCTAGCGGATGGAATTGAAGGTTTACCAACCAAGTTAGATGACATTACAAGTAGCACCCAAGAATTATACACTTCATTCAATGATATTGATAAAGCGACAGACACAGCCCTTGCACTGAACAATGCTTTACTAGGTTCGGGGGCTAATGCCGAAGAAGCTAAACGAGGAACGCAACAATATATTAAAGCCTTGCAAACAGGTCAATTTGATATGATGACATGGCGCACCTTGTCAGAAACAATGGGGCTTGGTTTGGTTAAAATTGCCAAAGAGTTTGGCTATGCAGGGGATAGCGCTAAAAATGACCTATACAAAGCATTACAAAGTGGCGCAGTCACTATAGATGATTTTAACGCTAAGTTGATTGAGGTCGGTACTGGCACTGGCGAAATGGCTAAATTAGCTAAGGAAAACAGTGGCGGCTTTGCAACATCAATAGCAAACTTGAGGAACTCGGTTGCAAAAGGAATTGCGGATATAATAAAGCGTTTCAATGAACTTTCAAAAGAGATTACAGGAAAAGAGATACCGGATCATATTGATAATTTAAAACACATCGTAAATGCTTCATTTAGCACAATCGGGGCAGTGATTGAAAAGACTACTCCGGTTGTTGCGATATTCGCATCGGCTGTTAGTTCTACGGTGCCGGTAGTAAAAGCATTAACACCAGCAATAATAGGACTAGTGACAGCTTATGGAGCTTATACAGTAATATCAAAAGCTAGTGCCGCAATCGAAGCATCTAACAAGGTCCTTCTCATTGCTCAGGCATCTCAAAAAGCTTTAACTATAGCGACAAGCGCGCAAATGACGGCACAAGTGGCTTCCACTACAGCAACAAAGGCGGATGTAGTCGCCAAGGCGGCACAAACCGGGGCGGTAAAGCTTAGCACCCTGGTTATAGGCGCAATGACAGGAACAATAAGTTTATCGACTGCGGCACAAGCTGTGGCAACGACTGCAACATACGCATTTGGTGCAGCATTGAGGTTTTTAACAGGTCCAGTTGGGTGGATTGTTACTGGAGTTGGTGCCTTGACTGCTGGTATCACAGCAGTTGTTAAGTGGTTTAATAAAGCTAGTGAGGAAGAAAAAGCACTTACAGAAGAAACCAGTGCATTGGCCTATTCCACAAAAGAGTTAAATGATGAATTGGAAAGCAACTCAAAAGCTCATAACGAAAGTATTTCAGGCATCAACTCTAGCGCTAAAGCAAATGAGGATCTTATAGAAAAGGTTCAAGAACTTGCGGAAAAGGAAAATAAGTCTGCATCCGATAAGGCGCTGTTAAAAACATATACTGATAAATTAAATGAATCAGTTGAAGGGCTGAATCTCTCTTATAGCGAACAGTCCGACTCTCTTAATATGTCTAATGAAGAAATGCAAGCACGCGTCGATTTGATGAAGGATGAAGAAACTTTAGCTGAATCACAGGAGCGTCTAGTCGAAATAACCAAAGAACGTAATGAAGCTGAGGGAAAACTTGATGAAATCAACGAGAAGCGCGCTGAGTGGAATGTCTTACTTGATGAAGGCGGAAAGAAAGGCAAAGAAGCTAAAGAAGCGTTGGGAGAACTTGACGAACAAGAGAAGGAACTAACTGAAACGCACGAAAAACTAGGCAATGAGTATGAAGCTGTTGAACTTCAAGTAACCGAATCAATGGAAAATATGATTGAGATGGTAGAAAGTGGTGCTATTAGTCAATCTGAAATGGTTGATGTCTGGGTTGAAAAAAATCAAGAATTAGTTGATAGCATGAGAGACTCTTACCAAGAAATCTACGAGGTTACAACTGATGCATTTGACAGAATTAATGATGAGTCTAAGGTATCGGCTGAAGAAATGCTGGATAATCTAAAGCATAACCAAGAGATGATGGCTGAATGGGGCGAAAACATATCCGAATTGATGGGCTTTGCTTCTGAGCATGGACATGAAAATTTCTTGCACTGGCTAGAGAACTTAGGTCCTGACTCTGCTGCCGAAGTTGCTGTAATAAGTGAAATGAGCGATAAAGAACTAGAAGAATTTGCTAACACAATGGAAAAAGGTGCTGATGTATCTACAGAAGCTTTTGGCAAGTCTTTAGGTGAAGGCATGGAAGAAAGCGCGGAGGTCTTAGGTGAACACATTACTGGTCTATCAGAAACAATGCAATCCCAGGCTAGAGATGCTGAATTTGAGAAAGTGGGAGAGGACATTGTTGCAGGGTATGTTGAAGGGATAACCGGAAGTGCGGGAGATGCAGAAAAAGCCTCAAAAGACATGGCCGACGGGACAACTAATGCGGCTAAGGAAGCATTAGACAGTCACAGTCCGTCTAGGGTTTTTATAGATATAGGCGCGGCACCTATAGGTTCTAGTAATAAAAACTCTCAAAAGAATAGTGAAAAAGGTTTATTTTTAATGCGCTCTAGCAAATTCTCAAAGGCGGTGATCGTTGCATGACATTAATACTTGCGGCGGCAATAGGTGGAAAGTGTAATATCATCACAGGAGATACCAGGCGTGTATTAGATACGTATTGGGAAGAAGAGGCCACTGGTAAGTGGGGTATAAACAGGGACAATACAACGACTGATATAGTGACTAATAAAGTTTTTCCATTATCGAACTATGTTACGTGCGGGGTTGCTGGTAATGCTGAAATTTCTCGCCATATTGTAGGCTCTTTAAAACGTAAAATGTCTAAAAATGACGGCATATTGTCTGCTGGCCTTAAATTAGAAAGCATAATCAAAGATATGAGGAAAATCCGAGATGAAGGTAAAAATGTTCCTTATTTCTATAATTTTTTAGATTCCCCCGACAATTTCGGTATAGTCTTGAATGGGTTTACTAATAAAATAGAGCCAGGTAAAAGTTTTTTCACATTCTATATTTCTGGTTTTGATGAAGATGTGCATGCCCAAGAGATAAAGGATAATGAATACTCTTATATTTTCTGGGCGCCGTTTGGAGATTATGCTCTTAATAAAGATGAATATATGTCCGTAAACTTTAATTCATTTCAAAGCAAATCAACAACCTTAACTAATCATTGTTTAAAGATCCATGCGTTAATATCTTCACTACAACCCGATCAAGTTTCCCATCTATGTGACTATAGAGCGATGGAATGGAAGGAATCACCAAAGAGGTCAAAGACATTTATTAAAGAAAGTAGAATTGATGTCTCGAAGTATTATAAAGAACTAGGATTGACATAATATCACTTAAGTATTGAATAGCCGGGTCCGAAAACGGACTGGGCTATTCCTTTGTTTCGTTTAGTTATTTACAAAGCAATCCCATGCAAACATCAAAATGCAACTGTGAATGCTAGTAAATGCTAGTATAAATATTGATTTACAAAATAAACCCCATGCAAGGTTGCAACAGTACACTAAGAAATACTTAGATTTCCGAATCACAACAGTTTGCAACAGTTGCATCTTTACCAAACGGAACCAAGAAAGATTGTTGCATATAGAAAAGGCTTTATGTCAATACTTTGAGACTATCTCATCAATGCAACTCTACCTAAGAAAACCTAAGATTCTCACGCATATAGGGTTGCAACGGTATGTTGAGAAATGTTGAGATTCTTACGCGTATGATAACGTAAGATAACGTAAGGTTATGTTAACAAATGTTAAGGTGAAAACCTCAAAAATTGGGAATGTTAAAAGGATGTCACGGTCCATGACACCCAGTCACCACTTTCCCAACGCAGTAAGAAGGAGTTTTGGGAGATTATAAAAGGATTGACGCAAAAATGACGCAAAAATCGGCGCAAAAACAATAAAAAACATTATAAACACTAGAAAACACACAAATAAATCGACTATAAACATTGTCATATCAATGCTTTGTTTTAATTCATTGATACCCATTAAATCTAATACTCATACATGGTAAGGAAGAGGTCGTCCGTTCAAATCGGATTGGAAGCTCTTAATATAAACCTTGATATATAGTGCTTATCGGCATATCGTCGGCAAGTGCTATTTTTATATTCTCTTTGAAATGCCGACATTCTGACGGCGGAATGATTGTTTTTCATTGTGACTCACTGTTACCCAAAAGGACATCATCTAATTTTGATGAGCCATATCATTAGCCTTTTTAAAGCATGTCCATAAATATCATAGTTGTTTTAATGTATGAATGCTCAAGTCGTTCGGAAATGATTTTAGCATGGACGCCTTCATTAATTAAAAGAATAGTTGACGTATGTCTTAGGGCATGAATATTTATATATTTTAATTCATGCCGATCAATAAAACGCCGCCACCAGTTTTTCATGGATTCAGGATTAAATGATTTTCCTGTTTCGTCCGATAAAATAAAATTATATTTTCTGCCTTTCCATTTATCCTCGTTAAACGTTCTTGTTTACGCTGTAATTCTAGTTTTCTAATAAAGATTCAGAAATAACGATATCCCTTCTTTTGGCACTTCGACTTTCTTTTATAATCTCATGTACCTAGTAACCTTTTTCAATTGAATAGGTGAGAGCCTGTCTGACGTGAATCATTTTAATATCCTGATTAATATGCTTAGATTCCAATCCAAACAGTTCTGACCGGTGCATTCCTGTTGCAATCGCCAAATTAATAATTATTTGCCAGTGGGAACATCGATTTCGGATTGCAGGCATTAAAAGCTTACTGGCTTCCTCATCATCGTAAACTTCTTCATTCAAATTAACCGTATCTGTCACGGGGTTTTGAATACCGGCATTATTATATGCATAATCTAATTTTCAAATGTATCAACTGTTTTTGCTACCATAGCTTCAACAGCTTTCTCATCTGAAACATCACATTGGCTGGATATCGCCTCATAGCCCGCGTCTATCAAGTCTTGCGCTTCTTGTTTAGGTTTATTCCTATCATCTAAAGTTACACTTGCACCTTCTTTAGCAAATAATTGTGTGCCAGCCCAAAGATATGACATGTTTATAGAACGAAAAGCTACGGTAGAATCACAACTGGAGGAATTAAACAAAACAATGGAACTCATCAAGCATAAATGTTGGTATTACAAGACAGCTTTGGATGCAGGTACGGAAAATATCCATAAAAAAGATAAAATTAAAATTCCTATGGACTAATGTATGTTCAATCATTTCTAGGAATGGATACCCGGATGATTGGAAAATGCTGCAGAATGACAGGATCATAAAATAAATGAGATTTTTGCGTAGCATATGTATTATAGACGGTCCTTCACAAACATTATTCCGCAAACGGAGCGCCATTTAACAGAATAAGACTTGGATATCTATATCAATAAATAAGATTGTGAAATAATGTACTTAAAATGCTTTAGTAGCATCCCGAAAATATATGGCTCTTTATTGTAAAATTAATTTTTGTGGGGTGCGATGTAGAAAGAAATTGAAGGAACTATTAGAGGGTACAGCCAGCAACATACGGATTTACAACGTTAAGAAAATTCCAATAAAAAAAACCCAAATTTCACAATTTTAATACTGAGAAATTGGGCTTTTTATTAATACATAAACGGCCTATTAAGGAATAAGGTAAACATAGTCTTTAGTAGTTGGTGTTAGATAAAGCTTCTTTACAATGAATATTATTTAAAATTTGTATCCCTCAAATACTTTTAAACCTTCTTCATTTAATATTCTCTCTACCACTTTTGGTTGTTGAGGGCTTTTTTCAAATACTTCTTTGCATGGTATCATAATGTTACTACCCGCGATTTCTGCTAGTTGATCGTGGGATACACTATATACCATTTTCCCAAGATTTGACCAAACCATTGCCCCAGAACACATTACACAAGGTTCACAGCTTGTGTATAAGGTATATTCGCTCAAATCAAAGATATTATGTTCAGAACAAAACTTTCTTATAAGCCCAATTTCTGCATGATGAGTAGGGTCAGAGAAAGTATTTATTTTATTTTCTCCAATCATAACTATTTCTTCGTCTTTAACTAAAATAGCTCCAAATGGTTCATTCCCTTCTTTTCTAGCCTGTAAAGCCATTTCATTCGCTTTTTTTATAAAAAACTCATCATTCTTTAACATTTTATGAGACCTCCATCTAAATAAGTTTTTATCAAATTTTTACTATTTAACAAATTAGGAAGTGAAATACCAACTAGAATTAGAAGTATACCTATATATTGAGAAGCTGCTACAACATACCTACAGCATCTGCTCCTAGTGTACGGATTATACAAATTTTAGCTGGAGTTTAGTATGCTGGGTCACTCGACCAAGCATAAACACCTTAATCTCTAGTTTTTAAAATCTCTTGTAATTTGTGCATTAGTAATTCCTCCCTAAGTGAAATAAGTTACTAGGCAAACTGTTAACTACTCCCATATTTTCTGTAAATATTGTTTTTCATTAACCAATTGTTAATAACAGTTTAAGGGGTTAATGAGCTAT